CTCGGTCACGTCCAAAGCACCCGCCGCGAACTGTGGCTGGATTCCGTTAGCAACCGCGAGGCTTGATGTCAGCGCTCCTGCGTACAGCACAAGCCCCGTACCGCTCGCATCCGTGCCGATAGCAACGTGTGTCAGCGTAGCGCCAGAAGCGCCGCACTGTGCGAACTGAGCCAAGGCCGCGTTAGCCGTTGCACCCGACGATGGCACATCCCAGCCCGATGTCGTGCGGACAATCGCGATGCGGGCATAGTTCGTATATGCCGTCTCGTTGGTCGTCTGTGAACCACCAACACCCGGGTCAGCCGTGTGCAGGGACAAATAGAGGTTGGTGGCCGGGGACGTGCTGTCATTCTCCGCAATCAAGTTCCACGTGGTCGCGTTGAAGATGAGCGCCAGGATTGAGTTGCTGGCAGATGTTGACTTAGGCATCAGGTTATCCCTTGTGCGCGGCCATCTGGGCCTCTGAGAATCTGTTTCGGCTTGGACAAGGCAGACGCGAGTGCTTCCTGCCCTCTGCCAATGGCAAGAAGGCCAGCACCCAAGGCTTCCATTGTCCGGTCTGGCTGTACCGGCTGCATGACTTCCTGAGACGCCTTTGCAGTCTCGCGGGCTTCGTGCCTCTGGGCTTCCATGCCTTTGAACTCGAAGTCCATCTGCTTGGACTGCATGTTGAACTCAAGATCCGCCATCTTCTCTTGGCGCTTGATCTCCAGCATGGCCGTGGCCTTGCCGGTTTCAATCTCAGCCTGACGGTTCAGCCGTTCCATGTCGTATTTGAACTGCAGGTCTGCAAGTTGCATGGCCCGCTCGGTCTTGCGCTGGTCGGCCATGTCTTGGCGCTCCAGTTCCTGCGCGTCGGCTTGGGCCTGCATAGCCAGTTCTTGCTGCTTGGCCTGCGCTTGCATCTGAGCCTTCTGCATTTCGGCCTGCATTGCCATGTCTGGCTGCTGGCTTTGCTGCTCCTGCGCCTGCTTCAGCTTGTCCAGAAGCAGCTTCTTCTTCGGCAGCGATGATGCCTCAATAAGCACATCAGGCGGGATCGGCATCCCGGCCTGCACCAACTCGGCAAGGCGCTGGAATTGCTCCTCCTGAATGACTGCCGTGTCAGGCGTGGAGTCGATAACAATATCAACATCCATCTCAGCCGGGTTATTCGACTGCATGACAGGCTGTCCGGTCATCGGGTCGATCTGCATTTGGCCCGTCTGCGGGTCGATGACAGGTTCCGGCATGTTCAAGCCAACAAAGCGCGGGGCGTTCTCATCATCCGTGACCCGTATCCACTTCGGGGCTGTCCAGAACTGCTTGATGGACTCCCACATGGCGCGGAAGCACCTTAATTTCCAATCGTCAAAACCGGCCAAGAGCGGGGCCTGCTCGGTCATGCCCGCCTGCTGCTCGGCAAGGATAGCCCGTCCCGATTGAGACTGACCACCACGGCCTACAATGCCCGGTGTCGGGCTTTGACGGCGCATCTCTTCCTTGGCGTCGCGCAGCAGTTCAAGGTGGGCAGGCGTTAGCTGCCGATCACCCAACTCCTCAATCTGGCCTTCGCGGGCCTCGATGATGCCGTCAGGCTTGGCCCATTCCTTGCGAACCGCGTCAACGTCCAGAACCCCAGGCTCAACCCGGAGTTTCGCCACGTTCAGCAAGTGGATGGCCTTTGACCGGCCCTTGTTGATGGCATCCTGCGGGCTGACCATGTCCTTGACCGCGCCGTATCGCTGGTTGTCGATGTCCACGTATGCGGACTGAGCGAGGATAGGGTTGCGCGGCTGCTTGGTCTTGCTGTCTAGATACTGGCTTGGGCCTTCTTCAAGCACGCCGCCATAGACAAAAACGCACTTGTTCCAGATGCCGCCGCGTCGGCTGTACATCTCGAAGCACATGATACGGCGGCTTTTTACGTCAATCCATGACCAGCCGTCCTTGGGCCGATCCTTGAACGTGTCGCCGGTCGTCGCGATGTCAAAGGACTGCTTAATTTTGTCTTCAGCGTCTGGGTAGAGGTCAATCAGGTCCTGCTCATCCATCCACTTGGCGATGCCCATGTATCTGGCGTCGCCGAAGTCCCTGTCCCTTGAGTATGGATCGTAGAAGAATTCCTCAGGGCGAATGCGCCGAATGCCAGGCTCTTGGCCCTCGTTGATTTCGTTGATGCCAGCGACCACGCCCCAGATGAGGAAGTCTTGCAGGCATTCTCTCGCGGTCGCATTGAACCGGGTCACGTCGCTGACGTAGCGCAAGCCGTCCGTGGCTACCTCTGCAGCCTCCTGGTCCTGTGGGGTGCGGCCCCAGCCCTTCGGGTCGGTCCTGCCACGCTCGACAATGCCGATAATGGCGTTAATCGCCGGTTTGATATGGTTGAACGCAAGGGCTGGCTGACCACGTGCCTCAAGCACACGTCGCTCGCTGTCCGTCCACTGGTCGCCATCGTAGTAACGCTGGAAGACCTGAGCCGCACGCCTTGCAGCGTCGAGCATGTCCATGCTGACAGTGGCTTTGCGCTTGACGGTTTCGAGGTAATTATCCTCGGCCTTCTGGTCTGCAATCTTGCGCTTTGCCATTTATGCTGTCTTCCATCCGCCCTGAGCGGCCAAACTTCTGTTTCTTGTGTACCTGTCGACCGGGTTGCGTGAGTGGTCGACCTTGGTGAGCAACGCAGGCCATGCCTCGTAGACTGCCCTGCCTATCAATGAGCAGCAGTCCACCGCGTCGTCATGCTTGCCAGCGGGGAAGCGGATAAGTTGGTCAACAACCTCGCCAGCCCAAGGGGACTTGGGGAAGCTGACCTTGCCGTTAGCTGCGAGTGCCTGGAACGCTCTAGCCCGTGTCGGCTTGTCGTGGATGGATGCCACCCACTCAATGCTCGCCCACGTCTTGCGCTCGTCCATCCGTTTCTTCAGGACAGACTCGATGGCCCTGCGAATGACGCCGCCTTCAGCGAATACGGTAAGCGGCTTGTGCTTGGCCATGAGGTCAAGCATTCGCTCAATCCAGACCGACGCATCAGTCTGGCCGCGCCACCAATCGACAGCATATATGGTCGAGTCTGGACCAACGCCCCATACGGCGAACTCAGTCCAGTCACCACCCGCATCGGTAACAGCAAAGTCACAGGTGATGAACAAGTTGGTCTTGGGTCGTTCGTCATGGGTCTTGAACCATTCCCGTTTAAAGAACGTGCCCTCATCAGGCTGCGGGTCTTGCTGAAACAGCGCAGAGAAGAACCGGGGCAGCGAGTTCGCTCGGATGCGGTCGAGGCTTTCGATAGGGTAAGCTTCCGGCCAGAGCGCCGCCCCGGAACTGTCTATGGCGGGTAGCTGGACGATTTCCCACTTGTCGCCGCCGTTGTTCTGTTGTTCGAGCAAGAAGCCCGATAAGTCATCCTCATGCATTCGGTGGTTAATCAGGATGATAGCGCCACCAGGCTGAAGCCGGTTGTACACGCTGCCCTGATACCACTCCTTCACGGCCTTGCGCTCTAGTTCGCTCTGAGCATCGCTCATGCTGCCGAAGGGGTCATCAATGATAAATTCATCCGCGCCTTTGCCAAGAATTTGGCTCCCGACGCCGACAGCGTAGAAGATCCCGCCCTTATTTGTATGCCAGCGGCCCGACGCTTGGCTGTCTTCAGCTAGCCGGACTTCAGGGAATAAGCGCCCGTAGTCCTCGCTCCTGATGATGTTTCGAACCTCACGGCCAATATCGGCCGCAAATTCAGCAGAGGCGGACGCCGCGATGATCTGGCGATGCGGGAAGTTCCCTAGGCAAAAGGCCGGATATCGTCTTGAGGCTAGTTCGGTCTTTCCATGCCGTGGCGGCATCAGGAGCATCAGGCGGTCTACATCGCGGCGCATGACCCGCTCTAGCTGCTCGGCAACTATGCGGTGATGCTTAGCGGTCTTGTAGCGGTCATACGTATATTCAGTGAATTGGATTAGGCTTTGCCTTGCCTGTCTTCTCTTCAGCAGCTCCGTTGCTGCTTCCACAACTTGAGACGATGGCTGCAAGTTCGGCGTCGGTGAGTTCTGAGACTGCGCGCTCATGTGTCGTTGTTACGTCCAGGCTCTGCGGGGCCTTGCCGTCAATGCGGTCGCCGATTTCCTTGATGGCCTGCATGTCGCCTTCAACGGCTGCTTCCACGCATTTCTGCGCTATTTTGGCCAACATCGTGCGGCCTTCAGCGTCAGTTCTGGTTGTCGCGAGGATGAGCGCATCACGCCATCTCTTGTCCGACTTCCTGCCTAAACCTGACATGGCCTAATCTTTGCCTAACTGTTTGATGTTGAAATATTATTGCGTCAGCCGGTGACGGCTGAAAACACCGGCACGTAATAGGCCGTCGTGCCGATGTACATCTTGATAAAGCCCGATGAGTTCCGGCTTGTTGCACCCTTGAACAATATCGTTCCTACGCCAACAGAGTTCGCTGTCAGGTCGCTTGTGCCGGTCAATGTGTTGGTTGCGGACTCGCCCCCTACATCTCCAGCAACGCGGAGTTCATTCGTGACCTTGACTGCGCCGTTTTGGCTTATTCTCAGACGCTCTGTTGTAGTTGCTGCGCCGTCTGCCGTTGTGGAAAACACAAGGCGACCGGGCATGTCGCTGCTTCCGGGTGTGCCATCCACTTCCGCTTTGATAAGTGCGGCTGGCTGGAACGCTGCCCCGTCTGAGCCTGCGAAATGCACTTCTCCAAGAACGTCGCCGCTAGCCACTACAGAATGTGTGTTGACCGTGCCTGATTTGGCTTTGGCAAATGCCATCTGAGCGGCAGCGCTTGCGCTGTTCTGCCAGCAGCCAGCGAAGAATCCGGCCTGCGCGCTCGCCCTATTGATCTGGATAAGAGGGAACTGCCCCCCTGGAGCGCCGTAGAGGTTTGGAGCGCCTACCGCTACATACCCAACACCACCCGATGTAATGAAGCGCGAGACCTCTGTGCCGCCTGCAGTGATGTTTAGGATATCCGCCGCACTGCGAAACACGCCTGTGTTTTCGTCGCCAGAGAATGCAAAGCCGGGGGTGGACGCCGACCCGGCTGGCGCAAGCTTCTGACTAACTGATGCAGCCGTATCCGTATTAAACGACTTTATGTCTATGCCTGAGTTTGTATCAAACCCGGTTCCGACTACAGCTTGAGACGCATTGGCGAAGACGCTAATGACGCCGTGAGTTCTCACGCCCTGCGTTGCAACTGTGTAGCCGGTCGCGTTGTCGAAGCTTTGCAGGGATACAGTCGAGGTGTTTAAGCCAACGCCAGCATTCCCAAACACAAACCCGCGCCCGCCTACCCCGCTGTAGCCGTAGACTGTAGCCTCGATGTGGCTTTGTGAGCCAGCAACTGTAAGGCCCGCCCCGGACGACCCGCTGCCGTTAAAGGTCCCTGAGTTGATCCTTGTGAAGCTGCCGCTTACCAAGGCCCCGGACACGCCTTCCGAGCCGTCTGCATTCCAAAGGCGACCAACTTCTGTTGCACCACCGGAAAAGGTCAGCGCGTAAGTGCCTGTCGTTCGGCAGTTTATGTAGCTTTCAATGTACCCGTAGGAGCTAGCAAAGCCAGCCTCAACCAACCCTTCGCCATAGTTGCTTTCGGTGGACACGTGCCCGAAGCGCATCTTGCAGGAGTTGTATACCCCACCCGCGACATTTGCGTAGACGTGCAAGTGAATCACATCTGACGCGCCGTTGTAGGTGGACCCGTCAGTTTCGAACCTGATGCCCCAGCCCACATTTTCATGGCTGAACACGGCAGACCAATAAGCGTCTGTTGGCCCCCGGTATCTGATGCCGTGCAAGTCACAATATTGTACGTCTACATTCCTGTAGATTGACTCAGGCTCGTCAGGGAATTCGGACGACCCAACATTGTTCCAAGCCTCTGAAATCCAACCGATCTCTTTGACGTTGTAGATAACAATGTTGTCGAGAAAATACTTTTTGCCGTAACAGACAAGGCCGTTTCCGCTGGCCTGGCTTGCCTTGTTGCCGTCAATCGTGATGTCACGCAGGCCGAAACCGTACTGCAGGCCGTCTGCAACCAAGTACTTGTTCTGCCCGACAAGCGCCGCATAATTCAGCGTCTTCAGCATGTCGGCGTTTAACGCCGCCTTGGCCTTTATGATTGTTGCGGCGTAACTCTCGCCCTGCAATATCACCTTTGACTTCAGCGTCAGTGTCGACCCAATGATGTACGTGCCGTTGCGGAAGAAGACCACACCGCCGCCCGCAGCACTGGCCGCGTCAATAGCGGCTTGAATTATTGCCGCGTCATCCGTTACCCCGTCGCCCTTAGCGCCCAGGGACTTAAGGTTCATGACCTCGTCAAAGACGACCGCCCAGTAGGCCGATCCGGCGTTACTTGTGATGTAGGTTCCTGCGGATGGTGCCGACGATACCCGCTTATAAAGCGACCCACCCCCGTCCCCAACCGTGTAGTAACCAGCCGTCCTGACCCAAGCAATCCCGCTGTCAATGTTCGC